TTATGGTACCAAACGACCCGGTTGTACCCTTTGCATCACCAAGGAATGAACTCGCAGTAACGTTTCCAGCTGAGTTTATGGTAACAAACGACCCCGTTCCAGACGTTGTGACCCCGTCCAATGTGGCGGTCCCACCGCACTTCAAAGTGCCAAAAGACCCCGTTCCAGATGCGGTCACTGACCCGGTTACGTCGATGTCAACACCCGGTGTTGATTTATTTACACCCAGACGGTTATTACTACTATCCCAATAAAGACCGGTTGCCGCTTTTAATTGTTTTCCGGCCATTACAAAGTTACCGTCGTTTGGTACTGTGACTGAACCATCGACTTGCATATTACCACCGAACGAACCGTTGCCACCTATGGTAGCATCCCCTGCAGCTTTTAAGGTTCCACCGAACGAACCGTCGTTGGTCACTGTCAAATGACTACCCATGGTAGCAGCCCCTTTAGCTTTTAAGGTTCCACCGAACGAACCGTCATTGGTCACTGTCAAATCACTACCCATGGTAGCAGCCCCTTTAGCTTTTAAGGTTCCACCGAACGAACCGTCATTGGTCACTGTCAAATGACTACCCATGGTAGCAGCCCCTTTAGCTTTTAAGGTTCCACCGAACGAACCGTTTTTGGTCACTGTCAAATCACTACCCATGGTAGCATCCCCTGCAGCTTTTAAGGTTCCACCGAACGAACCGTTGCCACCTATGGTAGCAGCCCCTGCAGCTTTTAAGGTTCCACCGAACGAACCAGCACCCTTTGAGGTCATATCACCCGTCGCATTATCGACATCAAATTTAAGAGTAGATCCATTATAGACATTGAGATCATTATACAAGTTCGTACTACCGTTAACTGCCAAACTACTAGCGAAAGATCCGGTACCATCCTGGTTTAGATTAATTTTAGCTGTACTACCATTATATACGGCAAGTTTACTCCCATATACATAGAGGTTACTCGCCAGGGTCATGTTACCAGCAAACGAAGACGTACCATCATCTAAAATTTGAGCCTTTGTGTCACCACCACTAGCCACCAAAAACGACCCATCGACGGTCGCATTGTTATTGACTTGCATGGCACCCAAAAATGAAGACGTACCGTCGCTATCGAGGACTGTTTTAATGGCAGTCCCAGCTGCATCGGTTATTTGAAACTTGACCCCCTTCAATTGTGTAGTACCGTACCCGGTATACGTACCAGAAACCAGACCACTTGAAAAAGAACCGGTACCATCATCTAAAATTTGAGCCTTTGTCATACCACTATTCTTCACCAAAAAGGACCCGTCGACACTTACATCATTGTTTACTTGCATAGCGCCGGAAAATGAAGACGTACCATCGTCCAAAATTTGAGCCTTTGTGGCACCACCACTAGCCACCAAAAACGACCCATCGACGGTCGCATTGTTATTGACTTGCATGGCGCCCGAAAACGACGAGGTTCCGTTTGTACCATTAATCTTCGCAGTTTCGGCACCACTATTTTTGAATGTAACGGTACCATCAAAGTTTGCGGCATTATTGACTGACATCACACCGGCGAATGACGACGTTCCATCTTTATTGATCGACGCTTTTGTACCTACCAAAAACGAACTATCCTTAATGGACATATTTCCCGAAAAGCTCGAAACACCACCCACGGTAAGTGTACCTTCATTTTGCATGTCACCGGCAAATGAAGAGTTACCGGTATCATTACTTATGGTCGCCTTGAGACTTGTGTAGTCGTCGGTGTACACTTTGATGTTTGTATTCGATTGAATGTCAGAATCTTTGAGACGAAGCATCGAGGTCGTCACGATTTCATGAGTAGCCGTGTTAGAACCCATGATGGCGATGACATTTGCATTGTCTTCTTGAATGGGTGTGATGTATGTAGCACTAGATCTGGTTGGATTTTCACCCTCACCAGATGCATTAAGAAATATGGTATTGTCGAGTGCATCACTAGGTTGACTAAAATTCTGTGTCTGATATCCAATTGCAATAGAATAACTACCTATATTTTGTCCACTGTTTATACCTACAATTGTTGGTTGAGCTCCAAGAGTACCTTCACCAGTACTACCACCGCCAATTTTTACAAAATCTGTACCCACAACCCGGGAATTTAACTCACCGACCTCTACCGCAACATCGGCGACATCACCAAAGTTTTCAATACCTGAAATCGACGCATTAATCGCACTCACACAACTTTCAATCGTATCTATATTGTTCTCTATACTCACGACGTTCGCTTGAAGTGTCGTGACGTTCGTATACATCGCTAAAGAATTACTTTCGAGTTCTACGACGTTCGCTGTGATATCAGTGACATTGGACTGAAGAACCGTCACGTTTGCAAAAGTATTATCAACGATCAAAGCATTTGCGAGATGTATGGTCTCTAGGGTTTCGATTCTAGTAGCATTTGACTCATGATCGGTAAGAAGATCATCGAACGCTGTTGAATCTGGATTTATATTGTTTTCGCTTAAGATACCATCTATACGTGTTATGTCGGCTTGTGAGACTAAAATGTTCGAAAAGTTGCCACTTGTGAGTCCCTGTATGGTACCAAGTTGCTGTTGAAATTGAGCCTTTTCAAACACATCGGCCTTTGTCGCCGTCCGATCAATAATCGTTCGTTCACCAGTTTGGTCAAGGCGATTAATAATCATCTCTCTAACCTGAGTTGTCTTTCCAACCATGGTATTCTATATTAGTTTCCGAATAAAATTCCAGCCATTCCGTCCTGGATTCGTAACACGTTAAAGTTCACTGCGTAAACTCGAATTTTTTCATTTGAGCGATTAGCTCCGACGACTGCATTTCTTATTTGAATTTTAGCGTTGTCTAGACGACTGAAATTACAGTTACCCGTCGATTTGTACTCAGATGCGTTCGTACAGAAATGGTAGGCGTAATATCTCGTATAGAATGGCACGTTGTATTCTTCGTGGAATGCCGAGATACCGTAGTCTGAATTGTAATAATTTTGGACTGAATGGAAATATGTTGGACTCATGTTTTCTAGCAAAGCTGTACCATTCAAAAGTATGTCCGCCGAGTCAAATGTAAAACGATCGGCTGCGACGTTGTCTGTCAATGTTGGAATACCAAAGAATAGAGATTTGACAGGATGGTTAAAAGCAGAAATATCAATGTCATTATAGCCGACGACCAAATTTTCTTTAATCATCTGAGTCTGTGTGATGATAAAATCCATTTTGTTACTCGTGAGCTTCTTACGTTCCCGAGTATCGAGGAACACATAGTTCCCATAAAGTTTAGCCTTGACTGGAGTATTTGTCTCTGTAAAATTTACACGAACCTCGACCTGGTGGTATTGTAAGGCGACCATAGGAATAAAAGACTTTCGGCTATTAAAGAAGAATGTCAATGGAAGAAAGTTAGTATTCGTCACCGAACACTTGTTGTTAATCTCCTGGGACTTTGTGTATGTGTCCGCCAAGTAATTCTGATAAATGTCACTTACAAAATCAAACGGTTGAGAGTCAATCTTTTGTCCTCCGACATAAAGATCAAGTGTAGCACCTTGAAAAGCTTCGACGAGTTCTTCACCTTCGAACCAGAGACCCGTCAAAAGATCGCCGTACGATGGAATGACACAAGAATCATCGGCCAAAGTAAATTCCTTGATAAACTTGGGAGCTTGAGCAAAGTTTGTGTGCCTCGAAAACTTTTCAGAGAACAGAGATGTTCCTTCATTACTCGTAAAAAATACATCTTGGGCACCTTTCGCGACAAGTTGAATTAATGCACCAGACATTTTCTAATAGAGACTCAGATTATAAAACTAAACACTTTCCCTGGAAAGGTGAATCGTCGTCGTCTTCTTGCTCTTTTTCGAGATTAAAACCACCTTGTTTATAGACTCGTAGGCGTTTTTTGTACATGGCGTGAAGTATAGACCATTGATCGACGATATCATAGATTTGTGGGTTATTTTGTTTACCAGGTGTTTCTCTCATGACACGACCAATAGACTGCTGGATGTCGGACTTTGGTGTCGCCAAGATGACTGTATCCAAAGTTGGGATGTCTAAACCTTCGTGAGCTTGACTGAACGTCGCAAAGATGATTTTCTTTTTGGAAGATGCTTCGAGGTCTGCTTCTTTCATACCACCCATGTAGAGACCTGAATTTTTGGGAAAGCACTGATGTAAAAATTCACAGTGCTGTCTTCGATCACTGAGTACTAATAACTGCCTCGTTCCGGCTGATGCCTTTTTCACAAGCTGTACTAACATTTGGTTACGACCCCTATGTTCAACGAGTTCTGTAATCATATTGACGAGTGAAACATTTCCTGTTCGACTACATGGTGGTGGATTTCTAAACATTGGACATTCAAACTCAATTGGAAAAACGTCAACCTGTTTTTGATTTTCGCGTTCGACTGCAAAAAATATTGGACCCATGAACCAGTGAAGCACCTTGGACAACCCATCCTTTCGAACAGGTGTTGCCGATAACCCAAATATGTGTCTAGGACACATTTTGAAGAGAGACTGACTAAACACTTTGGCGCATATATGATGAGCTTCATCAACAATCACTGTACCAATACTTTCAAAGTCACCAAATGAATATTCTTTCAGAGACAATGACTGAAGCATTGCGATAATAAAGTCACACTCAACTTCTTTTTTATCTTGTTGAACGAGACCGATCGTGGCCCCCGGACAGAATTGTTTGATTCTTTCACGCCATTGATTGGCCAAAAATTCTTTGTGAACGATGATCATGGTTCGATAACCAAGTTTACATGCGATTGCTAACGACACCGTTGTCTTTCCAAATCCACATGGTAAAGATAACACACCGTGCCCAGCTTCCATAGCTTTCGTGAGAGCTTCATTTTGATGTGTTTCGTCGCGAAGTTTTCCATGAAACTTGAGGTTCACCTTTGTTGGTTCTGGGCGGCGATCTTCTTTAGCCTTTCCAAATTTTTCTTCGGCGTAGTACCTCGGAACACAAATTCCAGATTTTCCATTTTTAAAAACCTTGAACGGTGGTGGTGGATAACCAAATTCTGTGTTGACCAATGGCCGAACAGTCAAGTCTTTTTTAAGATCTGGTGGTGGATCTGAAACTATATAGCCAGACCTCGATAGCATTATTTAGTTAAAGACTAAAAACTTTAAATAATATATGTCTCTTACTTTGAATGATTCTATAGAAAACTGTCAAAATACAATTAACAAATTATTTAAAATACAAAAACAAATAGTTCACTGTAGAAAAAATAATATTGAAAATTATAAACATTATGAAAATGTACAAATTCAAAACAATATAAATGAAAACGAAAAAATATTGTCTGATCTATACCCTCCTCCGCAAAATTCAAGTAATGTAAATCATGAGCATACGAGTCTAGATCGACCGCAAATTGTAACGTCTGAAGATCCACAAGATATTGTAATTTTAGTATCAAAATTATACAATTTATTAAATTGCATGAAGGAAAATAACATCGAAACTTTTCATTATGATAAGATTGATATCGACGAATTGCAGATGATTATAGATCATAATAATGATCTTATATTTTGAAATAGTAAGTTAAAGACTAAAAACTTTAATTTACTACAATATGCCGACCCTTAACGTCGATGAAAATATTAATAAGATTCGCCAATCAATTGATGAAATGACTCGTGAGATTCTTCGCCTTGAAGGATCCCTTCGTGTTTTCTTGGGATTCAAGGAGAATGGTCTGACTGAAGTTGATATACCCGAGGCTGAAGCCGAGGCCGAAGCTACCGAAACGAACTAAGTTTCCATGTATAACCGGTATACTCACCGGCTGTCCATTGACCCATGAATTCTATTTCAACTTCAACCAAGTCACCCTTTATAAGAGATTGCAGAGGCCTTGTGCCCATATTTTTACACATCACTCTCCTATAACGGAATGGAACTTTGATGGTTAATACTTTACCATCGAGTGGATTATCTTTCACCCATGTTGTATGCTTAGCTGCCACACGATCAATCATCGAATCTGGGACAATGACTCGTATGTATTTTTTATTGTTAAAATCGTAGATCGGTTCATGAATTGTGCCGACGAATCTCATATATAAGTATGATAAGTAAAACTATAAGTAGCATGATGACGTGTGTAATCATGAATGGTTCGTGTGGTTTTCGTGTACCAAATTTTTGACTACAGAAAGATCGCCCAACTTCAATGGCCGCTTCGATACTGGAGTAAGGTGTATTTCTCGGGGACATCATACCACACATGGCAACTTTTTTAGACTTCCCAAAGAATGGGAGTTGACCATTTGGATTGAGAACACCTGATGACTGATCAAAAACCCATTGAGTTCCATTCCATGATGCACCCCACCCGAGACGGATGTTCTTCGGTTGAACTAGACCCAGTTGTTCGATGACTTGTTCGATAAGCTTTTCTTCGTCCATCTTCAAAACATCTTCAGTCAAGTTACAAATGACACATGACACAGTCTTCTTATCTGGAAGAACAACTGGCTGAAGGTTGAGTTCGGTATCCATGGCGTATTGAAGATCACTTGGAATGTCCATCTCTTCTTCGTACTCCAACATAACGTTGATGGCGCCGTATGTACTTGACTTAATTTTATCTTTTGCGTCTTCACCCCAATTATCTTTGATCAATTGAATGGCCGGACTATTGTCGACACAAAGAATTAAAAATCCATCTTTGATGACCATACCACTTTTGAATTGTGCGGCAAATCCATTGTCTAGATAGGTAACATCTTGAAGTTCTGAACCAAAATCAAACTTGACACCTTTGTCGACTAACGCTTGTTGCATTGCGTCACACATGACTTTACCTGAAACTTTTTGGGTGTATTGTTTGGACATACCCACGTGATCAAAACTTTTTACAAATTCATAGGCGGTCATGACATCCCATGTTACACCATCCATCACAAGTGTCAAAGCCTTGATCAACTTTTCACCATCTTCTGAAAGTTCTCCGATGGCATCTTTCAAAGAAATCTTTTTGAACTTCCATGGCATCAAAAGTACGCGAGTGGCGAGAGATCCGAGTGTCAAATAATCTTTG